TACGTACAACTTCTCTTGCAGTACTAGTATCACTAAAACCCATAATCTCAGCGAGCTTCTCATCGTAACGAGCTGGTTCACCTGAGTTATCAGGGTCAAGAGGTTGAGGCTCTTCGGGCTGGCCGTCTAGTTCCAAGTCCGCCACAGGGAGCACGAATAGCCCTTCGCACAAGATAATCATTGTGTCGATAGCCGTATAAAGATTACGAGAGAACGTGTCTTTGTGTTCTCTTATAACCTTTCTAGCGATGCCGTCAAGCTCTTTTCCGCTTTCGGGCATTCTGTATTTTACGCGTAGTCCCGCCTTCTCAAACCCTACAAGTGGGATCATCACATCTTCTGAGTCAAGCAGTTCTTGATAGTCTTGACGCAGAAGATCGACGTATGACGGATTCGCGCCGATTGATGTTACACTAGCTGGTTCGTCTTGTTCGATAGCGGGATCAACATCAGTATTACTCATTTCTCTCTCCTAACTACTTAGTTATCCAGCACTTGTAGGATAACCTGCGATACCAATCTCGATTTCCAGCATTGCCGCTGTGGTGCTTTCCGAATCAGTCTCAGGCAAAGTCACACGCTTGAGCGTACCTTCATATTTAATCGCTTTACCGTACTCATGCCCATCGGGATCCATAGGCTTCTGGGCGATACTCATATGACCTTTACCAACGGCTGTAAGCAACGTTTCGATTTTGTCGTGATCGTCTGCTCTGTCATACAACCGCTGTAGAGTTACATTACCTGTGGTCTTTTTACCGCCAAGTGAGATAGGCGGAACCATACCACCGGGATAATACTTGATATCGTCAGAATCAAGCTCACCGCCAGATTTCTTATCCCACACTCCGAGGTTAACGGTGCCTCCTGTGGCGTTCTTCAGGGTGCAGCGAATAATCCATGTATCCTGACGAGTTCCCTGTGTTCTAAGTGCAGCCATTCATTATCACCGCCTCTCTAAACTACGCTGCGCTTGACGATCTGAATAGGAATGTACTCAGCAAACGGAGCCATGCAAACATAACAAACGGCGTGAAGCTCGAGATTCTGGATTCTCGCCAGTGTATTTACAGCAGGTCCAGTATCAACATCGAACGCATCCTGTGCAGTATCACCGAACAGTTCACGCCTGTTCCAATGGTCAAGTAGCACACCCCCAAGAGCATCATGGAATGCGTTAATAGTATGACCATTCTGCCCGTCAATCTCATCAAACAAGAATGCTTGAGCAGCGAGATTAAGCTCAGCAGTTAGAGCCATATACAGACGTGCGTTACCGAAGTCAATCCAGTTCTTATCGGTGTTCGGGTTAGCGCCGGAACGCCAACCATAAACCACCACAGTACCGTAAAGCGATCGGACAACATCTACCTTACCGACGTTGAGAGTATCGCGCTGTGCGTCAGTCCATGCAGGCTGTGTAAGCCCGATACCATACCTAGACACACCTGCATTACCAGCAGCAGGTCTATTAGGCCCAAGTGAGTTATCGTTGCGAGCTACGAGTCCTGCGATAAGTGGCGAGGGCGGGACTGTTCTTGTAGAACCCGCCACAAGCCCCGGAATCGTAATCCACGGAGCAAATGAAGCACAAAACCGCGAAGTACCCACATTTGTAGTAAGCGTTGAAACAGACGGACTATCCGTAAGATCGAGGATAGCAACTCTGTTTCTATTCTCAGCGTGGTCAATCAACTGAGAGTGCGCTGTGGTAGAAGTGCGACCAGGCATAGACACCTGACCCGGCCCGATATCCTCACCAAATGCGTCAATTGCAGCTTGATACTGAGCGTCGGTGATGTTGTTTCTATCGTCAGCGCCAGTAGAAAAAGCTGTGGCTGCGAGAACAGCAGGATCATTGACGCTTACGCCCAAACTGAGCCTAACGTAATTGCTTCCTAGACTCCATGCAATCGCTTCGTTCTGATCTACGAGATTACCGGAGTCCTCTACGACATTGTTGTTAGCATCGTAGATGCGGATTACAAAGGTGCCGCCTACTGTACCCGTGGCAACTTCGATCTTATAAGTAGCTGACCAATCACCTGCACCAAGGGCAGTAGCCACAAGTGAGATAGCTGCACCAGCATCGAGCAAGTTCTTGCTTCCCTGAGCAGCAGCGGGGCCGACAACTCTACTCACGTATGCCTTATAACCACCCTCCTTGAAATACGTTTGCATACAGTCGTAGAGAACGGAATAACTAGTTCTGTCACCGAACTTGCTAACGAAGTCGTCTAGCGAGAGTACCGGCGTTACAGTATAAGACGGCCCTCTCTGCGTAATTCCAGCTACAAACCAAACTCCGGTATCAGTTGGAACTGAAAGTGCTGCACCGGGAGTATCGAGCAAACTAACATCTACACCAGGGCGAGGCATTAGGCTTTTTCACCTCCCTCTACCGTTGTTTCAGCCTTAGGCTCTGCGGGTGGCTTAGCATCAACATCAAGAAATGCGAGGCCATTTTCTGTAGCAGTATCATACTCTTCGGCACTCATAGTCACGAAGTCACCAGGCCCAATCGGTACAATGTTATCGCCAATGGCTACTTCACTTGCTACGGTGCCCACGTACCTATATTTGGGCATCAAGACTCCTTTTGACTATATCAATGAAAATCTTCTCAGCGCGACCATAAGCATACGGTTCTTCGTCTGGCGCATCAGGACCAGCCCATTTAGTCACAACATTTTCACACTCTACTACGAAATAAACACCAGCAGCCTTAAAGAGCTGATTCTGTGATACGATGGGAAGATCCTCATAGGTTTCATCAACCCAACGAATTACTTGAGCTAACCCACCGAGCGATTGCTTATGAACCATAATCGCTCGAACTGCCGCACCATATATCTTAGCCAGCATATTTGCTTCTACTTCTGTGGTTGCCGCAAGCCCTACACCAACTCCCAATCTCCAACCAGCCATGTATTGACCGTCACCTTTGGCTAGTGGGGCTTCTGCAAGTCCTGGTGAAACCACTACAACCTTCGGGAAATCTTCACCAGCAACCATATCGAAGGAATTGCGATTGGTGTAATACTTGGGATAGGGGATTTCGCCAACCGGCATTTCAAGCTGACGCTCGACTTCGCGGATATACGTCGGAAGCCATTTAATCAACTGGTGAATCGTAGCTTCCTCTAGTTCCGCAGCTACTAAGATATCTTTGAATACGGCAGTTTGTACGGGCATTATGTTCTACCTTCTAGTCCAAACTTTCAGCAGGTGTGCGGATATAAGTCCTTTCCAAACGTCTACATCTCTTCTCGTGAAACGCAGGAACGGTCGTTTGGGAATATTTCGGCTAGGAGCACCCTTCTGATGAATAGCAGCATGAGGATTGCTTGTACCGAACTCCATTATATATCCGGCAATCTTGTAGATGTGATCGGGATCGCTACGTATAGTCAAGCTGCGGAACAAAGCATCATTTCCCAGATTGCTATACTCAGGATTGGCGCCCCTAGTGTAGAGAATCCTGCTATTACCCTTTTTTCGGATCGTTTCCTCTTTGAGCTTAGCCCAAGACGTAGCGCCTCTACGCCCTTGACTACGAAACTCGCCACCTACTGCTAGACGCATTTCCGTTTCGATTTTATTAAAAACAGCTTTCATCGGAACGGGCCTAGCCTCATCAGCGGTAATCGCTAGCTTCTTAGCCACTCTTTCAGCATCACCGAAGTCAGTGAAGATCGAAGACATATGGCTAGAACTGCTGTCCCATTGTGAATGCTCTATCTGTGGAATCAATCGGGAAGAAATCGAGCGACGACATAGCCCCTACAGGTTCCGTAGCGGTATCATCGCCAGAAAGCACTATAGTACCATCAACAACACCCTGTAGAATTGCCATAGCTCGATCATACAGAAGTTGAGCATAGTGCCTTTGATCCACTTCCACGGTTGTTAGGATTGTTTTATCAAAGAACAACTGTGATGCAATCAGCATTGCAGCAGCTTCTCTGATTATGTCGGGTACAGCATCAGGTTCAGTCCACAGGGCTAGAGTCGTGCTAGGCACGACCCCCGACAAATAGCCCTTAACGATACGTGACACCGAGATTTGAAGAAGCTCTGTGTTTGTATCGTCAGCTTTAACTACCTGATCTTCTAGGTAGGCATTTACGTCCCTTACGCTGGCTAGTAGTTCAGCCATTACTTCTTAGTTGCTGCTGCCTCTACTGTAGGTGCGTCAGCCGGTGCTTCCTGTGTTGCTGCTGCCGCCTCATCCACGTTTGCGGGCAATCCAGCAGCAACCGCAATAGCCTCAGAGTAAGCTGCCTGATCTACCTCAGGATTAGCAAGTGCAGCAAGCTGTTCCTTATAGAATTCAGTAGGAGACTGGTCAATTTTACCCTCAGGAACAGGATACTGTGCTTCTCTAGCAACACCCGTATCAACGTACTCTTCCTTAAATGCGTCATCCTCAAGACCAACATCGCCAGCAGAGATAGAATCACCCGGCATGATCTTGGTTACTTTACCATCATCGCCACCGTAATGAACTTCACTCCAAGCTTCATATCCAGCCATTTTCTATATCACCACCTTTCTGCTAGAACGCCGATGCGCTAAATGCGTTCTTGATCAGATAACCAGCAACAGACGAAACAACCTTGTAGTCGTACTTGAAGCTGGTGCGAACGATATCCGACTTGCGAGGCTCTTCGCGCCAACGATCAGTCGGGCGAACAGTACCATTCGGATATAGCTGTGCGAACGTCTTGCCGAAGGTCTTAACCATCAGACCCGGAGCAGGATCAACAATTCCGATCCAAACATCTTTGCCCCACAGATTGACAATAGCTTCTGTGGCGTCATAGTTGTCAGCGGAGTTATAGACACTGTTAGCGAGAATGATCTTACCCTCGAAACCTGTGATGCGCTGGAAAGCATCAGGCAACGTGAGTGAGAAGTTCTGGAACCTAGTAACAATGCGAGGATGGTTCTCGATGTAAGACAGACCCATCGTAGGAAGAACCATCGTGTTAGGATAGCGACCCGTCAACGCCCAAATTTTCCGCATGGCCGTCATAATGTCGCCAATGGGGTTAGACACGATTGAATAGGGATCACCAGGAGTAACAAACGCCTGCGAATCCCATTGCTGCGTACCAGCCAGCGTAACCGTGTTACCAACCGGATACGTTGCAGTATTGCGAATCAGATCAGCAACGCCCTTCTCATGCCTAAGCATGATTGCGCGGGTAACAAGCTCCGTTGCATCACGCTCAGGATTAATCTGCAAAGCACCACCAAATGCGGCATCTGCAAGACCACCCTGAGAAGTAAGCTCCTGCCGTTCCTCGTCATGTACCGGAGACTGGAGTGAATGTTCACGAACGTTGAACGTATCCTCACTCCACTTTGCTCCACGTACCTCGTGAGCAACCGTACCCGGCTCACGACGATCTTCGAAGATCAGCCAATTCGATCTATCGAATACGCGATACCTGCCGGACGGAGTTCTCACAGGAGTTTCCGGCATGATTTGCAGACCAAAGAGTTCCTGATCCTTATACCCAACTGAGAAATTAGTCAGGATCGGGTCTACATAAAGTGTACCAGGATCATACATTGAGTTTAATCACCACCTTTCTAATGCTAGGCGACGGCGCCACCGAGTAGGATAAGCATACTGATACGATCGCCAGCAGTTGCCGAAGGATCACCAACACACTGACCAACGATACGCTTACCAGATGCACCAACAAGAGCAGTTACGCGACCATCAGTTTCGAGCTGACACATATCACCAACGTTAACAATGCCGGCACATTCAGCTTCGGTAATGCCCCAAACACGAACAGATGCGCCCTTATTCTTAGCCAGCTCAGCAGCACTAATATCAAACTGCGACCAACCGATAGGGCGATCTGCGATAGCAGTTACAACAGTCACCTGTTCAGCAGCACTCAACTTAACTGCACGATACTTAGTCAGAACAGAAGCCGAGTTAAAACCGACATCAAGCAGGAAGTTTCCCCAAGCCATTAGTTAATCACCACCTTTCTAAGCAACCATCGGGGCTTTGTAAGCCTCGGCAAGTTCAGGGAATCTCTCGCTTGCCTCAGCAAAAGCCTGTTCAAAGGTTCTACCATCACCCTCAAGCTGAATCTCGGTGATCTTCTCAGCAAACAGCTTACGTGCATCCGCGATGCCTGCTGCGGTAGCAGTGTTAACAGAGAGAGGCTCTTCATTACCACCACTGCTCGAGCCTTCCTCACCAAACTGAACAACTCCACCATTCACGATAGTCTTAACTACCTCTTCGAAGTCCTCAGGAGTAGCAGTACCTTCTGCGAACTTCTTGTGAGTCTCAGCGATCTTCTCCTGCGCCAACGAAGAAAGACCAGCCTTCGTATTCACGAGAGCATCGCCGTCCATACGCTTAATAGTCTTGACGCTCTCACTAAACGCTTCACCCTCACGCTTGCGCTCATTCGCCAGCAACTTCTGATGCTCAGTCCACTGAATAGGATAATCCTCAGCAAATTTGCGCTGCTCAGGAGTAAACTGTTCAGCGAACTTAGTCTTAACAGCAGTTACCAACTCACTGTGATCTACTTCAGTTTCCGCCCCATCTTTAGAAGGCTCAGGGGGCGTAAGACCAGTGAGCTTATAAAGCTCTGCGATCTGCTCAGCAGTCAACTTAGAATCACCACCTTCATTGCTAGAATTTGGTTTTGGAGCAGTTGGATCATTAGGATCAAGCGGAAGCGGATCGCGCCTCCACTTTTCGATGATAGCAGGATCATCAGAACCATCTTCATTTGTACGTGGAGCAGGTGGAGTACCTGTACCTGGCTCAGAATGTTCCCACTCTTTTACTTCACCAGCAATCTCGAAGCCTGCATCTGTTAGCAGTTCATAAGCCTCCCTAATCTCTGTGGAGGTTTCCGGGTCTACGACCTCGCTGAAATTGATAGGTAGAGTTTTCTTGGCGATAGGACGATTTGTGATAGCGCCACCGATAACCACATCTTCGTGTACCGCTCCGGTGTTGTCTGCCCACTTGTCGTCCCATTCCAAACTAAAATACTTCCACTGTTTATCTTCAAGCTCCTTCTTAGCTTCATCTGTGAATTCAACAGCAGCCCACAGAGAGAACTGAGAAGGATCACTTGACGACGGACGTACTTCAAAATCTCTGTACCAGCCAGAAGCCTTATTGCCCTTCGCACGATCCATTCCATGATCGAAGTCTGTGGCAACTTCCTGACCACGTACATTATCCTTGAAGTTACTCACCATACGATCGAGTCTGTCCTTAGTAATGGCAACTTCACCATACTGCGGAGTTTGATAAGTACGTGCAGGCAAAGCTTCCAACCAAATCGCGGCTCCCTCTGAAAAACCCGCCACAGGGGAGGCAGAAATCACTGAACCTAACACAGACCTGTCACCTCCTTTCCGTTCAATTCACAATCATTTGCATCCATCCACGAAACCTGCAATGTCTTGCAATCTTCGATGAGATACTGCGAACCATCCGGCAGTATGTCTACAACATAGTATAGGTCAGAGTTTCCGATCACGAAATATGTTTTCCTAGCCAGCTGCGCCTGGGGGCTTACCAACATTTCCGCCCACCTTATCCCTTGGTTGCGCGACACTACCCTTTTGGTTAGGCGCTGGTACATTATCAGCCGAACCTTTACCGTTGGCTTTAGTTGTAGTTTGATCCTGCGGCGTCGCGGTTTTGCTAGGCATATCAAATACGCCTCTGATCCAATTTTCAGTCGGATCATCGCTCGTGAGAGCTTGCTGGGCAAATAGATTAGCCAGAGCTGAACCAAGCATCTGTAGGTCACGTGTCTCACCAATGTTGCGAACCTTTAGCTTAGGAAAGTTGGTAGTGGGAAAATTCCAGACAACAAGCTGTGGGATCAGGTACATATTGAGGGAGTCAGCGATGTAATTAGCAACATGGCGCAGCGATTTCATAAAGATATCTGATTGCGCGCCTGCTGTTGCTCTACCCCCACCTGTACCTTCTGTGCCGAGTACCATGAATTGTGCCATGACATTGAGCATAATCATCATGTTGTGGTGCTGTGCTGATTCAAGCACGTTAACGAGATTACCGTGAATCTCCGCAAACTCCACGTCCACGTTAGGTGTCAGAACCATGAATGACTCTTCATTGGTTCTAAGATTCCTAAGCAACTGACGTAGAATAACGGGATCATTTTTGTTATAGCCTGCTAGCAACTTACCCTTCGGTACTCCAAGGCTGTGGCGCTCTTTCTGAATAGCGTCGATCTTGTAGAAGTGCGTCTTGTAATACCAATGCGGATAAGCTGTCCTCAATAGGCTTTTGCCCGTAAGGTCACCACCCTTCTTGTTCATCGAGAAAATGATGATTTTACCGATATCGAGGGTTTTCTCGACAACTGATTGATCGGCCTGCACAGCATTCTGAATCACTTTTAGCGGCCCACCATTGTTATCATACTGA